GGTTCTGGTGGAATAGCTACATACTTTTATTTAGATGGAAGTGACGTAATAACAAGAGTTTCTAGAGACTTTAGAGCATCTGATAATATAAAACTTCAAGCAGGTTCAAGTGGAGACCTTCAAATATACCACGATGGTAATCACTCAATTATAAATAATTCAACAGGAATTTTATATATAAATGGGCCAAGTGTTTACTTAAGAGCTAATCAAAATGAAAACGCTATTATTTGTAACGCTAATGGTTCAGTTGATTTATATTACGATGGATCTGCAAGCCCTAAATTATTAACAACCTTAACAGGTATAGAAGTTGAGGGCGATGTCGGGATCAATACGGCTAGTCCTGTAACATTTTTAGATGTTCGTGGAAATGATACTGCTCTACCTGCAACATCAGGTACTACCGTGAGTACAGGTACAAGATTAAGACTTGCATCAACCGCTGCTTCTACTTTAAGTGCATCATTAGATATAGGTATAGGTACTTCATCAAGGGCTTGGATTCAATCTACAAGCATAGGAGATTTAAGTGATGGAAATCGACTTTTATTAAACCCTAACGGAGGAAATGTCGGTATTGGTGAGCAAACTCCCCTCTACCCACTTTCAATAAAAGACAATGCAGTGATAGGCACAAATAAAACAGTACTACAACTGCAAAGTGAAACAATAACCAATGGCGGTAGCATGAATTTAGATTTTAGAGTTACTAGCTCTAATGCAGTAGATAGATATGTTGCTAGAATAACAGGTGTAAGAGAAGGAAATGGAGCCTTAAGTCAATTACAGTTTTGGACTGAAGACTCAGGTTTATATCAAAGAATGACTATACTTTCTGGCGGCAACGTCGGGATTGGGACCGCTAGTCCAAGAGGTAAATTAGATATTGTAGGAAACACTGATAATGATACAGATTTTTTAACAATACAAGATGACGATCCTACAGCAAATTCACACAGACCAAGTATAAGGTTTAGATCAGATACAGCTCAAATTGGACAAATTACAAGTTTAGACAATAGTATGAGATTTTCCGTAGGAACTACAGAAACCTCATTGTTAGAGATTGCAAGTAGCGGCAACGTCGGGATCGGGACTACTAGTCCTGCTACCTGGAAACTAACTGTAGATAGTGATACTGTGTACGCAGCGTCTTTTGACACCTCAAGTAACACAGGTTTAACTATAAATGGAAACAATGCTACAGCTGCTCAGCTTTTAGGTTATTCTAATTCAGCATCAACTTATAATGACTTAGATATTAGGTCTAATTCTACTCCTGGTAGTGGTGTTTATATTGATGGTAGCGAGTCAAAAGTTGGTATTTCAACTACCGCACCTTCACAAAAGCTTCACGTAGCTGGTAACGCAAGAGTCACAGGTGCATACTACGATAGTAATAACACGCCTGGAACTTCAGGGCAAGTATTAAGCTCTACAGGTGGAGGTACTGATTGGATTGATGCTGCTGCTGGTGGAGCAACTAGTATTAATGGATTAAGTGACGCTGCCGCAGGTAATGGAACTACATCTGGCGTAAATCGTGGAACTTGTATAACTCTAGGAACATCTCCAACATGGGCACAAGGTGGGGATACTGGATTTTTTGGTGGAAAAACAATTGCTATAGGTTTTGCTGCTATGGAAAATTTTGAAACAGGATTAACAACAGCTTGGCAAGGTAGTATCGCTATAGGATACAAAGCTTTATACAGTATTGAAGGAAATGTTAACCCCTACAACAACATTGCTATAGGTAATGAAGCTTTGCGAGACTACAATTCTCCTAGTAGTAATCCTCCTATTGCTATTGGAAATTTAGCGATGGCAGATAGTGTTGTAAATTCAAATTGTATTGCTATAGGCCCGCAGTGTTTACAAAGTCTTGGAAACACTAACTATGGACCGGGCTCAACACTTACCAAAGACGATTGTGAAAATAATATTATGATTGGTGGTTATCGAACATGGATGGGAGGATCACAAAACGTCTCAATAGGTTGGAATGCTGGACCGGGTTTTGCTACAACTCAAAACCCTGCTGGTACTTTAGTAGATAGCAACACATGTATAGGTTATGGCGCTGGACTTAGCGGTACTGCAATAGTAAATTGTCTGATCTTAGGTAATGGAGCAGCACCTAGTTCAGCTTCTGCAACAAACGAAATTGTTTTAGGTAATAGTAGTATTACAACTATTAGAGCCCAAGTAACAACTATTACAGCGCTTTCAGACGCAAGAGATAAAAAAGACATAGTAGACTTAGATAATGGATTGGATTTAGTTAACCTACTAAAACCTAGAAAATTCATATGGGATCACAGGCCAGAAGTGAAAATGAAAACAATATATTCTACGGATGAAAATGGAGTTGTTTCCACAACAGAAACAGAAATAGAAGAAACAAGTACAAGAAAAGGATCAAAAGATATAGGGTTTATTGCTCAAGAATTACAAGAAGTAGATAATGAATGGCTTCAATTAGTTAGTGATAGTAATCCTGAAAAATTAGAAGCATCTTATGGTAAATTGTTGCCTGTGCTAGTAAAAGCTATACAAGAATTATCTGCAAAAGTAACAGCGTTAGAAAACTCTTAAATAATAAAAAAAATAAGTAACTATAGTATTAAGTAATAACAATTAAATTAAATTAAACCATGGAAAATCCAAAAATTAAAGACGAAGAATTAAAACAAATTATTGACGACCAGAATGAGTTACAAAAAATGTTATCTCAAGTTGGAATTTTAGAAGCTCAAAAGAAACAAGTACTTGATGCTGCATTAGCTAAAAGCGACGAAGTTGAAAAATTCAAAGCTAAACTAGAAAAAGAGTATGGCAAAATAAGTATCAACTTAAAAGATGGTAGTTATGAAGTTATAGAAGACGAAGCGCCAACTGAGTAATGACTTCAAACATAAGAAAGATCAGTATCGGAGCTGACTATAAGTCTGATGCTATGCACTATGCTGTAGGGCAACAAGTTTATGGTGGGCACGAAATATCTCATATATTACATGAAGATTCTGATAACTCTTATAACATCTATATTAAAAAAAACAACGAGGTATTGCCATGGAAAAAATTTAATTCTAACATGGCTATATCTGTTGAATATGATTTAGAGTATTAATGAAAAGTATTTTTGATTTTATTATACAACCACTAGGTGATGAGTATAATAACGAAATTAAAGTTAAAAATAAATCTTTAATTATTAATACTAAAATAGAAAGTTATAAGTCAGTTAACAATTTAGCTATTGTAATTGAAGTGCCAAAAGCATACGATACTCCTATTAAAAAAGGAGATATTATAGTTGTACATCATAATGTATTTAGAACTTTTTACGACATAAAAGGTGTAAGAAAAAAAAGTAGATCTTGGTTTAAAGATAACTTATATTTCTGTCAAATAGATCAAGTTTATTTATATAAAACAAGTAATGAGTGGAAATCATTTGGTGACAGATGCTTTATAATGCCACTTAAAAACAACAACTCTCTAACGCTTGACAAAGAGCAAAAGCTTATTGGTATACTTAAAATAGGTAATAGCTCGTTAGAAGCACTTAAAATTAATCCTGGAGACATTGTAGGTTATAAACCTTATGGTGAATGGGATTTTTTAATAGACGGTCAACGTCTTTATTGTATGAAATCAAATGATATTGTTATAAAATATGAACACGAAGGAAACGAAGTTGAATATAATCCAAGCTGGGCACATAGCAGTTGAGGAACTTATTAAAGTTGCTAAAGAAGCTATTGTAGATTCAGATGAAGATATATCAGCTGACAGACTTAAGAACGCTGCAGCTACAAAAAAACTATGTATATTTGATGCTTTTGAAATACACAATCGTATTATAGAAGAACAAAATATGTTAGATGAAAAACCTAAAGAAGTTAAAAAAGAAACTACGTTTCGTGGTTTTGCTGAAGGAAGATCTAAATAATGTACGAGCAAACTTTATATAAAATAATAAAAGACCATGTAAAACCTAAAATTCTTAAACGAATGAATAGGTATAAAAAATGGGAGTATGGATATAACGAAGATCATGACATGGTTATTATATCTAGAACTGGGCAAATTGGAGAGGTTTATGAAATACAAGACCTTAAAATAGCTTTACCTTTACAAAACAATGTTCATACATTTGAAAGTAATAAATGGACTAGATTTGATTACCCTAAAGTATTAAGTAGAATAAAAACAGTGTTTGACTGGAGAGAATACCCTGAAGATTTTAAAGAAAAATGGTATGATTATATTGATCTTGAGTTTAAAAGACGTGAAGAAGGTTTTTGGTATATAAACAAAGATAAACCTATATTTATAACTGGTACTCATTACATGTATTTGCAATGGTCAAAAATTGATGTTGGCCAACCAGACTTTAGAGAATCAAATAGGTTATTTTTTATATTTTGGGAAGCATGCAGGGCAGATGATAGAAGTTATGGTATGTGTTACTTAAAAAATAGACGATCTGGATTTTCATTTATGGCTTCTGGCGAAACTGTTAATATGGCTACAATATCAACTGATGCGCGTTTTGGTATATTATCAAAGTCAGGTGCTGATGCTAAGAAAATGTTTACAGATAAAGTTGTACCAATATCGGTTAATTATCCTTTCTTTTTCAAACCGATACAAGATGGTATGGATCGACCTAAAACAGAACTAGCATACCGTGTGCCAGCTTCTAAGTTTACAAGAAGGTCTATAGTTTCTACAGAAAAACAAGAAGATCTTGCTGGGCTTGATACAACTATTGATTGGAAAAATACAGGTGACAACGCTTATGATGGTGAAAAATTAAGATTACTAGTACATGACGAATCAGGTAAATGGGAAAGACCTAATGACATACAAAATAACTGGCGTGTTACTAAAACAACATTAAGACTAGGTTCTAGAATTATTGGTAAGTGTATGATGGGAAGTACATCAAACGCTTTAGATAAAGGTGGTAGAAATTTTAAAAAATTATACGATGACTCAGATGTTACAAAAAGAAATGCCAATGGACAAACGCGTTCAGGACTCTATTCTTTGTTCATTCCTATGGAGTGGAATTACGAAGGATACATTGATTCTTATGGCTACCCTGTCTTCGAAACCCCATCAGAAAAAGTGTATGGACCTCATGGAACGCCAATCAAACTTGGGGTTATTGAATACTGGGATAATGAAGTAGAAGGTCTTAAAGATGACCAAGATGGATTAAATGAATTTTATAGACAGTTTCCTCGTACAACTAAACACGCGTTTAGAGACGAGTCTAAAATGTCCTTATTTAATCTAACTAAGATATATCAACAAATAGATTTTAACGAAGATTTAAAAAATTCTTTGCAAATAACTAAAGGTAGTTTTCAATGGGAAAACGGTGAGCAAGATACTAGAGTAATGTTTGTGCCTAATAAGAATGGTAGATTTTTAGTATCATGGGTACCACCTATACAGTTACAAAATAGAACAGTAATAAAAAATCATAAGAAGTATCCAGGTAATGAGCATTGTGGTGCTTTTGGATGTGATCCATATGATATATCAGGTACGGTTGATAAAAGAGGTTCTAACGGATCTTTACACGGGTTGACTAAATTTAGTATGGAAGACGTGCCTCCAAATCATTTTTTTTTAGAATATATAGCTAGACC